CCCATTCGGACAAAATTTCCCCCTTTTCAAACGGGAATCAAATCATGGCAGGAGTAAAAGGCCGCAGCGGTGGAGCGCGACCCGGTGCAGGACGGCCACGAAAAGAGCCTCAAGAACACGAAGAAAGCGGTGTTTTTGGGCCTGATACGAATGGAATGCTGCCTCTTGATGTGCTGCAAACCATGATGAATGACCCGGGAATCCCGGTGGCGCTGCGAATCAAGGCCGCTCAGGCTGCAGCGCAGTACGTGCACCCCAAGATTGGCGACGGCGGGAAGAAAGCCGAAACCGCAGACCGCGCCAAGGTCGCAGCCTCCAAGTTCAAGCCCGCAACGCCTCCGCCGCCTACCCGACTGCAATAACCAATGACCCATCCCCGGACAACCGCATGCCCTGACTGGGCGGAGCGGCTTGAGTCCGGGAGGTCAATCATCCCGCCGCCGATATTCCAGGATCAAGCGGATCACGCGCTTGAGATATTCAAGGCGCTACACATCGTTGATGCGCCCGGAAGCCCCACTTTTGGCGAATCCTGCGCGCAGTGGGTGTTTGACCTGGCGGCCTCGATATTTGGCGCCTACGACCCCAGCACTGGGCGCCGGCTGATCACGGAATGGTTCGTGTTGATTCCGAAAAAGAACAGCAAATCGACCATCGCCGCCGGAATCATGATGACCGCGCTGGTTCTCAACTGGCGACAGTCGGCAGAATTCACGATCCTAGCCCCGACAATCGAAGTTGCGAATAACAGCTTCAGCCCATCCCGGGACATGGTGCGCGTCGATGAAGACCTTGGCGCACTGATGCACGTTCAGACGCACATCAAGACCATCACGCACCGCGAGAGCAACGCAACGCTAAAGGTCTTGGCTGCTGACAGCAACACCGTGTCGGGGAAAAAGAGCTCCGGCACCCTGGTCGATGAGCTCTGGCTGTTCGGAAAGCAGCCAAACGCGGGAAACATGCTCATCGAAGCGACTGGCGGCCTTGCCTCTCGCCCCGAGGGCTTCGTTGTCTATCTCACCACGCAGTCAGACGACGCCCCGGCCGGCGTATTCCTGGAAAAGCTGCGATACGCACGCGACGTCAGGGACGGAAAGATTGACGACCCGCGCTTTGTTCCGGTGATCTTCGAGCACCCGCCCGATATGGTCGAAAGCAAGCGCCATTTGCGTGTCGAAAACCTTGCGCTGGTGAATCCGAATCTCGGTTATTCCGTTGATCGCGAGTTCCTGGAGCGTGAGTTTCGCAAAGCGGAAGCATCCGGAGAGGATGCGCTGCGGGCTTTCCTGGCAAAGCACGCCAATGTCGAAATCGGCCTTGCATTGCGGTCAGACCGCTGGGCCGGCGCCGACTACTGGGAGCGCCAAGGAACAGGGCCGAAAACGCTTGACGAGCTAATCCGGCGCTCCGAAGTGATCGAAGTCGGCATTGACGGCGGCGGGCTGGATGACTTGCTTGGCCTTGCTGTGCTCGGAAGAGAAGCCGAAACCGGAAAGTGGCTGCACTGGGGGCACGCCTGGGCGCATCCGTCCGTTCTCGAGAGGCGCAAATCAGAGGCATCCCGAATACGGGACTTTGCCAACGATGGAGACCTGACAATCGTCGCTGAAATCGGCGACGACGTGGCCGAGATGGCAGAAATCGTCTCCCGAGTCGAAGCGTCCGGCCTGCTCGACAAAGTAGGCATTGACCCTGGCGGCATTGGCGCAATTCTTGAGGCGCTCGCATCAGCCGGCGTGCCTGAAGACAAGATTCTCGGCATATCGCAAGGCTGGAAGCTCAACGGGTCAATCAAGACCGCAGAACGCAAGCTGGCCGAGGGCGAATTGCTGCACGCAGGCCGCCCGATGATGGCCTGGGCCGTCAGTAACGCCAAAGTCGAGCCCCGCGGAAACGCGATCACGATCACAAAACAGGCCAGCGGGACGGCAAAAATCGACCCGCTTATGGCGCTGCTCAACGCCGTCTCACTGCTCTCTCTCAACCCGGCAGCACCGGGCAAATCATTCTGGGAAACCACATGAAAGACACCCTAAAACGCGCCACTGCGGTCGCATCGGCATTGCTGCCTGACGCGCTGATCGCAGGAGGCGCCGCGGCGGTGTCCTATGGCGCACACCTCATCTATGCCCCCGCTGGGTACATCGTCGGCGGCCTGCTGTGCCTCGTCGTTGGCCGGTTGATTGCCATCAAAGGGGGTGAGTGATGGGTATCCTTGCCCGCGCCTTCTCCCAGAAGAGCATCACCGTTGCCGACCTACCCGCTGAAATCCTTCAGCTGGGGCAAAGCAAAAGCGGCCAGTCCGTCACCATCGCCAACGCCCTGAAGGTTTCCACCGTCTGCGCCTGCGTCCGTCGCATCGCTGAAGGTATGGCCCAGGTATCGCTCAAGCTCTACATTGAGGACGACCAGGACAACAAGCGCGCCGCCCGCGAACACCCGCTTTATGACGTGCTCCACCGCATGCCCAACGACGTCAGCACATCGTTCGGCTTCCGCGAAACCCTCGTCATGCACGCCGCCCTGTGCGGCACCGGATACGCCTTCATCAATCGGTCGATGGGTGAAGTCGTCGAGCTCATCAACATCGAACCCGGCGCCGTCACCGTCAAAAAGTCCGACCGGATGGGCGTTCCCCCGCGATACCAGATCACCGGCATCAACGGCGCCCAGCGCGAATTCCCCGCTGAATCCATCCTGCGCATCACTGGCCCTTCGTGGGACGGCATCATCGGAATGGAGCCCCTCAAGCTCGCCCGTGAAGCCGTCGGCCTAGCCATGGCCACGGAAGAGACACACGCCAGCCTGCACCGCAACGGCGTCGCCCCGTCCGGCCTCTACTCGGTCGATGCAACGCTCAACCCGCAGCAATACAAAGACCTGAAGAAGTGGATTGAGGACAACTACGCAGGCCCGTCAAACCGGTCCAGCGCCATGATCCTCGACCGCGGCGCCAAGTTCGTGCCGCTCTCACAAACCGGCGTCGATGCCCAGCACCTCGAAACCCGCCGGCATCAGATAGAAGAAATCTGCCGCTTCTTCCAGATGATGCCAATCATGATCGGCTACAGCGACAAGGCCAGCACCTACGCCAGCGCAGAGCAAATGTTCCTGGCCCACGTAGTGCATTGCCTCGCCCCCTGGGCCGAGCGCATCGAGCAGGCCATGGAATGCCAGCTGCTCACCCGCGAAGAGCGCAGGGCTGGCTACTACATCAAGCACAACCTCACGTCCCTACTGCGCGGCGCTACCAAAGACCGCGGCGAATACTTCTCGCGGGCACTCGGCGCAGGCGGCGCCCCCGCGTGGATGACGCAGGACGAAGTGCGCGCGCTTGAAGACCTCAACCCCATGGGCGGCTCTGCAAGCCAGCTTCCCATCGCCACCAACGTTGGCACCAATACCGGAACCAACACCGGAGGAACCAGCAATGCATGACCGATTGGATGTACCGTTCCAGATCAAGGCCGTAAGCGATGACGGCCTTTTTTCTGGGTATGGCTCTGTGTTTGGCGTCATCGACTCCTACAAGGAAATCGTCGCGCAAGGCGCCTTCTCCGAGTCCCTGCAAAAGCGCACCCCGGCCATGCTCTGGCAGCACCGCAGCAGCGAGCCCATCGGCGTCTATAGCGCCATCCGAGAGGACCAAACTGGCCTCTACGTCGAAGGCCGCCTGGCACTCAAAACCACCCGCGGCGCAGAAGCCTACGAGCTACTCAAAATGGGCGCAATATCCGGCATGTCCATCGGCTTCAAGACCCGGGAGGACAGCTACGACCGAGTTACCGACGTCCGCACCCTGAAGAAGGTTGATCTGTGGGAAGTCTCCCTCGTCACCTTCCCGGCCAACGAGTCGGCCCGTATCTCCGGCGTCAAATCCATCGAAACCATCGAATCCCTCGCCGATGCCGAGGCCTTCCTGCGCGATGCAGGCGGGCTCTCGCGTCGCGAAGCCACGGCGCTTGTAAGCCGTATCAAGTCCCTTCGCGGTCGGGGTGATCCCGATGAGTTGGGCGAACTGCTCGCGCTGGCAAACCGGCGCGGCGTCTTCTGACCACCCCACCACCACGACAAAACAACCCGCTTCGGCGGGTTTTTTCATTTCTGGAGCCAGAAAATGGACATGACCGAACTGAAAGACATCCTGCAAAAGCAGGGTGAGGCCTTCGAGCAATTCAAGCAAGCCAACGACGCCATGATCAAGGCCAAGGCCGACGGCAAGAGCGTCGAAGCCTTTGAGGCCAAGCTCTCCAAGATCAATGACGACCTCGGCAAGATCGCGGACCTCAAGGCCGCCATCCAAGAGATCGAAAAGAAGATGAACCGCCCCGGCGCAGCCGGTGAAGCCGACCCCATCAAAGCCGAGCACAAGCAAGCCTTTGGCCGCTTCCTGCGCAAGGGCATTGAAGATGGCCTGGGCGAACTGCAGGCCAAGGCCTACAACATCACCACCGATGCAGACGGCGGCTTTGCCGTGCCGGAAGAGCTTGACCGCAGCATCCTCGACAAGCTCGTCGACGTCTCCCCGATCCGCCAAATCGCCACCGTTCGCACCGTCTCCACCAGCGATTACAAGAAGCTGGTCAACGTTCGCGGCACGGCCTCCGGCTGGGTTGATGAAGACGACGCCCGCACCGCCACCAACAGCTCCAGCTTCCAACAAGTTACCCCGTTCATGGGCGAGCTCTACGCCTACCCGCAGGCCACCCAGCAGATGCTTGAAGACGTGTTCTTCAACGCAGAGCAGTGGGTAGTCGATGAGGTTTCCACGGAGTTCTCCCGTGTCGAGGGCGCTGCCTTCGTCACCGGTGACGGCACCAAGAAGCCTAAGGGCTTCCTGAGCTACACCACCGCGGCCACCGCCGACAGCTCCCGCGCCTTCGGCACGCTGCAGCACGTCGCATCCGGCGCCGCCGCCGACTGGGCTGCCAGCAACCCACAAGACAAGCTCTTGGATCTGGTCTATTCCCTCAAGGCCGGTTTCCGCGCAAACGCCCGGTTCGTCATGAACAAGGGAATCCTGGGCGAGATCCGCAAGTTCAAAGACGCAGACGGCAATTACATCTGGCGCCCGGGTCTCGAGGCGGGCCAACCCGATACCCTGCTGGGTTATGGCATCACCGAGGCCGAAGATATGCCGGCCAAGGCTGCAAACGCGCTCGCTATCGCCTTTGGCGACTTCGGCCGCGGCTATCTGATCGTTGATCGCATCGGCACCCAAACCCTGCGCGACCCCTACACCAACAAGCCTTACGTTGGCTTCTACGTGCGCAAGCGCGTGGG